CTCCGGGGGATGCGCTGAAAGTCGGTAAGGGGACAGAGCAGGAAGTCTGGTTCGAGCAAGGCGCGTTCTTCATCGCCGATTACTACGTCATCGAGACCGAGAAAAAGACCATGTGCCTCATGGATACGGGCGAGGTGCTGGATGTGGCGGAAGCCGAAGCACGCATCTTCGATGCGGAAAGGACGAGGCAAACTCTGATGCAGGAGGCGGCTTCTTTGTCCTCCTTAAGTCCGATAAGTCGGCCGGGACTGGAAGGCACGGCCGCGTTGGCGCCGTCGGCGCGTTCGCTTCCCACGATACTGAAGGAGCGCGAGGCGGAAAATGCACGCGTGCGTCACTACGCAATCTGCGCCGACCGGATCCTCGACGGGCCGAACGATGTCCCCGGCAAGTACATCCCCCTTATCGTGGTGAAAGGTCCCGAGAGGGTGATCGAGGGGAAGAGCTACGTGCGGAGCCTCATCAGGGACGCCAAGGACCCCCAGCGGCTGCTTAACTTCTGGGTAACCGACGCGGCCGAGATCGTGGACATGATCCCTAAAGCCCCCTGGATCGGGACGGCAAAGCAGTTCGAAGGCTACGAGCAGGATTATGCGGCGGCCAACGCGGAGAACTTCCCCTTCTTGAAGTACAACATCGAGCAGGGCGCCCCGCCTCCGCAACGGGTCGCCCCCACTCCCCCGCCCGTCGCGGTATTCGAGCAGATCGGGCAGGCGAAACAGGCGATCAAGGATACCATCGGCATGTTCAACGAGGACCTGGGACAGCCCGGGCCTCAGCTCTCCGGCAAGGCGATCATGCTCAGGCAAAAGCCGGGCGACGGGGGGACATTCGCTTTCATCGACAACCTTGCCCGCGCCATTGCCCACTGCGGCAGGGTGATCAACGAGATGATCCCCGAGATCTACGACACGCAGCGGGATATCCGCATCAGGAACGTGGACGACACGGAGACTTTTGTGCCCGTCAATACGACCGCAGGCGCTGCACTCGACGCGGTGATGGCGAATCCCGAGCAGTATCAGGGCATGGACAAGATGAGGCTGGCGAAACTCGCGGCCAGACACGGCAGGAATGCGCGGTACAACGACCTCACCGCAGGAAAATACGACGTGGTAGTAACCACAGGCCCGAGCTACAGCACCCAGAGGCAGGAAGCTGCAGCGTCCCTAGAGCGGCTCGTCGCGGCCTACCCGCCGATTATGAAGATCGCGGGCGATTTGGTCTACAAGTTTCAGGATTTCTTAGGGGCGGAGGAGATCGCCGAGCGTATCGAGAAAACCATGCCCCCCGCCCTTGTGCCTCCCAAGGAAGGGGAACCGCGACAGCAGCCGCCTCCGCCCCCTCAAATGATCGTGAAGATTGAAGAGCTGAAGGTGAAGCAGGCGCACCTGGAGGTGGAGAAGGAAAAGCTGAAGGTGCAAAAACTGCGCGCCCTCAAGGAGGCGCAGGAGACGACGGGGGAAGTGAGAAGCATGCTCCTCGATCTGTTAAACGAGGTCTTTACGCCGGAGCCCCCGACAGGCACGAATGTGCCGGTGCCGACGGGAGGACCGGCAGGCAGAAAAGTGAAAAAGGGAAAGTGACAAGGGACGACCATCCCTTCAGGGCCAGGACGAGGGACTATGGAAGAAAAGGAGAGGCATAGAGCGACGCGTAAATAGATAACAATCGGGTTCTCCTCCAAGGCCCGGCTAGGCCGAAGGGAGACGAAAAGCAAATAGGGAAGCGGCATGTGGGTGCCCACACACTCATGTGTCGCTTTCTTATTTGGCCCGGCGAGGGGCGAGTGAAGAAGAGGAAACTCTTTAATAGGTCTTATAGGTCCAATAGGTCGAATAGGACCTATAAAGGCTGAGAATGAGGATCGACTAAACGACGGAAGAGAAGAACAGGAGGAACAAAGAAATGGAAGACCAGACCGTCACAACCCGCGATGCGGGCGCCATGCTGACGCCGGACGTTGCAGCGGACTCGTCACCCGCACCCGATGCGGACTCACCGTCCGCGCAGCCCGCTCGAACCGGGGACCCGGGTAACCCCTGCGCCGGAAACACCGAAAGAACAGGGGGCGGGACCCTCGGGCGTGGAGAGACGCATCCAGCAGCTCGTCGCCAGGCAAAGGGAAGCGGAGCGGCGGGAAATCGCGAGGAGCGAGGAGGCCGCATACTGGCGGGGCATTGCGGAAGGCAGGATAAAACCGGCCGCGCCCGTGCAGCGGCAGTCGCCGGCAGGCGTCCCCGAGTTCCCCACTTTGGCCGACTTCGAGCGGTCGGAAGACTTTGAGGAGGCGCGCACCAGGTATGTCGTCGAAAAGGCGAAGTGGGACCTGAAACAGGAGCTGGAAGCCCACCGGGCCAGGGAGACTCAAGGCGAGATAGAGCGCCGGTACAGGGCGAGAATGGCGGCTGCAGCAGGATCCGACCCGGAGCTTCTGGAGATCGAGAACGACACGACGCTGCCCGTCAGCCTGCCCATGGCGCTTGCCATCAAGGAGTCGGAAGCGGCGCCCTCGATCCTGCGCTACCTTGCTGCCCACCGGGATGAGGCGGCGAGAATCGCGACCATGAACCCCATTGCCGCGGCGCGGGAGATCGGGAGAATCGAGGCAGTGGCGGAAGTGTCGTCGCGCCCGCAAACCAGGACTGTTGTGTCCCAGGCGCCGGAGCCGGTGCGTCCTGTGGGCGGGACAAAAGGCAGCATAGATACGGACGACGAGAGGGTGCCCATCGACGAGTTCGTCAGGCGGAGAAATGGGGCACAGTACGGGAGGAAGTGATTTTGGATTGTAATCAAAAATCAAAAGTCCAAAATCAAGAATCAAAAAAAAGGAGACGCTTATGTCGAACAAACTATTAACCCCGACGCAGGTGCTGCGTGAGGCCCTCCGGGTTCTTCACAACAACCTCGTTTTTGTCAAGAACGTAAACAAGCAGTATTCAAGCGAGTTTGCCGTATCGGGCGCAAAAGTCGGCTCCACGATCAACGTGAGGCTGCCTAACCGCTATTACGTGGCAAAGACCACGTCCTTGCAGGCCCAGAATACGAACGAAGCCACGGTACCCGTGAGCTTGACCACAAACTACCAGGTGGGCCTCAATTTCACCCAGGCCGAGCTGACGCTTTCCCTCGATGATTTCTCGAAGCGCGTGCTGACGCCCGCCATGGCACGCCTCGCGTCTCAGATCGATCAGGACGGGCTCGGTGAGGCGGCGAACGTGTACAACCAGGTGGGCACGCCGGGAAGCACGCCGGGGACGGACAGCACCAATACCTTCAACCCGGATTCTCTCAACTTTACGGCCCCCCAGGTTTATCTGAACGCGGGCATGATGATGGACAACATGGCGACTCCCAGAGACGATCAGAGGCGGGTTGTCGTGAACCCCGCGGCAATGTCGAAGTCCGTGAACGGCCTGAGAGGGCTGTTCCAGGACGCGGCGGAAATCGCGAAGCAGTACAAGAAGGGCGTCATCGGATCGGCTCTCGGGTTCGAGTTTGCCATGGACCAGAACGTCAACCTTTTGGAGACGGGTACCCATGCGGGCTCTGCCGGCGCCGCAGTAGGCAGCGCGGGCCAGACGGGGGCGCTCCTTAACACGAACGGGTGGACGGCATCGAGCGTGAATGTGCTCAATGCGGGGGAGATCATCACCATCACCGGGGTGTATGGAGTGAACCCATATCACCCTCGATCGTGGTCGCAGGGCCCCAGATTGCGAACGGCACGGTGACCGCGAGCCCGGCGAACGGGGCGCAGGTGAACCTAATGTCGGGTAGCGCGAATAGCGTGTATCCGATGAATGTGGCCTACCACAAGGACGCCTTCACCCTGGCCACGGCCGACCTGGAGATGCCGAAAGGCGTCGATTTCGCGGCCCGAGAGACCTATGACGGCGTGAGCATGCTGATCGTCAGGGCCTATGACATCAACAACGCACAGTTCCCGTGCCGTATCGACGTGCTCGCGGGATGGGCGACACTCCGGCCTGAGCTTGCGTGCCGGATCACAGGGTAAATTGAAGGGGGACACACCTCCGAAAAGAGAGGAATGTCCCCCCAACTAAGGAGAAGCCATGACTATAAGAAATCTTACGGATGCAAACCCGGACGGCTGGAATATCGGCCAGTCGCCCACTGACAAGATCGGGTTCTACGGAACACCCCCGATTATGCGAAAATCGAACCCCTATCAGGGGCCTATCGGGCCGCAGCCCATGGGCGAGGTCGTCAACTTCTTTTTCACCGGCTCGCCGGCCGCCGTGGCCGCAAACACCACGGCGGAGCGGAGCTT